ACGCTTTCGCGTGTCTCTTATTTTTTGGTGGACTCAGACCCCTCAAATCCGAACCCCGACACGGAGCCGGAGCCTGAGTCCTTGTTGACCCTGAAAGTCTTGTTTTTGCAGGAGGTCAGGTTATAGGCCGTAGTGATACGGAAGCCGTCAGGCTCGTCCCACACCGTCACGGAGTTTACGATCAGGTCAATGATTATGCGCTTAAAGCTCTCGTCTTCAATGTTACCGTTTTTGAATTTGCCAAGCCAGAACACGATCTGGTCACGGTCAATACGGACAACATACTTTTCCTCTTCGGCAAGCTGCCGCAGGAGGTCTTTCTTATCCTTTTCCAATTCTACCAGACGCTCCATGAGGGTTTCGGAAGCAATACCTTTTTCGATGGCCTTGGTAATGTTGGCAATGCCCTGTTCGATCTCCTTCTTCCGCTCTGTCAATTCTGGAATACGGGTGTTCTCTTTCAAGTCCTGATCTGTTTGAGCCATAGCCATATCTGCCAGTTCCTCTATGACTTCATCGGTCATAAGGGCGATAGCGTCCTGAGCTACGACCTCTTCAATCCATTCTTTGCGGAGGGGCTTCTTATCACAGGAGCGTTGCCGTTTGCGGGTATAACAGGTGTAGTAATTATGGATAGCTCCGGTTTTGCTGGTGCCGCTCTCGCCATTCATGGAGCCGCCACAATGACCGCAGAACAGCTTTCCCGCCAGAAGGTAATCTACCTTGGCCTTACCCCTTGCCGGTGCTTCTGCATTGACTGAGAGCCTACGGCGTACCGTATCGAAAAGCTCCTTGTCAATGATGGCAGGAACCCCGTCTTCTATGCGAATGTCCTTGTAGGTGTAAATACCGATGTATCGTTCATTACGGAACATGGATTTGAAGCTGTTGCGGTTGAATTCTACACCTTTGGCAGTACGGTAGCCCTTGGCATTGAAGATACGGCAAATCTCAGCCACGGTTTCTCCGTTGGCGTAGAGTTGGAATGCTTCTTGGACGATATGTGCCGTAGCAGGGTCGATGACCAGACGGTGATCTTCTATTTTGTAGCCAAGGGGAACATGACCGCCGATACTGTGACATTTCAAAGCAGACTCCCTCATGCCACGGGTGATTTTCTGAGAGAGGTCAGCGGAATAGAATTCAGCCATGCCCTCTAAGACAGCTTCCAGAATGATACCTTCCGGCTTCTCGGAAATGCTTTCGGTGGCAGACATGACCCGCACACCGTTCTTACGGAGCCGGAATTTGAACAATGCGCTGTCGGTACGGTTACGGGCAAATCTGTCCAGCTTCCACACCACGACATATTCCCATGGTTTCTTGTCGCTGTCCGAGATCATCTGTTGGAAGTGCAAACGCTTCTCTACATCTTTCCGGGCAGTCAGCGCACGATCTACATAGATGGCGACAATGCGGTACCTGTTGAATTTACAGTATGCTCGGCAGTCACGAAGCTGCCCTTCGATGGATTGTTCACGCTGCCGCTCGGAGCTGAACCGTAGGTACAAACACACATCAATGTCACCCTCGTAGAGAGTAGACGGGTCTTCCCTGAATTGGTCAATTTCCTCTTGGGTCAGCATGGACAGATCAATGGGGAACTTATCTCTTTTCATAGTGTTTTTCTCCACTCATTCAGATCAATAACCTTAGCCGACAGCAGACTCGTCCTGAGAGTCTGTTTTTTCTTTTGTCATTTTATCTCGAAGTGTCATCAGATAGTGGATAATTTCAAATTTATCCATCTCATTTACGGAACGGAACACTTCAATTAAAGTTTCCTCTTGGGAAGTTAAAGCTACCGCTCTATTTCGCACATCGGTTTCACATACAAGATAATCAATGCTCACCTCGAAAAATCGAGATAATTGAATTAACGCTTTCCCGGAAGGGATATTCCCGTTGGTCTTCCAACCAGATACAGTACCCTTTTTCAGTCCCGTAGCTTCAAAAACTTGCTCGGATTGTCCCGAAGATAAGCCTTTTTCCTGACAAAGTTTCTCATAACGATCATAAAACGCCATAGGTAGACCCTCCTGAAATTAAATCTCGGAAAATCGTGATTTACCTATTGACAATCTCGAAAAGTCGAGATATACTATGAAATGTAAACAACAACAAGTCAATAGGCAATAGAAATCCGACCCCTGCCGGTTTTCTTTTTCGGCGGGAGTTATCCAATGGTTATTTGATTGGTGGCACACTCAGTATAGCATTGGAGCGGGTTTAAGTCAATATCTCTTGTTGTTGTTTACTTCCAAAAATCTGAAAGGAGGTAAACAGAATGGGAGAGCGTAAGTCCCTGCATGACCGGCTCCGTGAGAACAACCTGTCTTTCGTTTGGCTGATCGCAGTCCTGAACCGTGTCGGTGTTCATACCGATAAGTCTGAAATGTCTTCTGCGGTTCGAGGTACTATCTCTGGCGAAAAGGCAACGGTCATTATCGAGAAGTCCCACGCTGTTCTCGATCAGTACGAGAGCTTCATTCGTTCTGTGGCGGTATGAGCGTTTTTGTGCCTGAGAAGCAAGCTCAGGCCAGAGCTGCCAGTCTACTTCTCGCACAGCGAGTCAGAGAATTTTTCAAAGACCCGCAGAACCGACAGGAGTTTGAAATCTGGTACGAAGCCCGTCACGGCAAGAAATACGAATGGAGGTCAGTCACATGAAAAAGGTATTTGGAGTTCTCGCATTCCTGTCCTTTTTCTTCGTCTTCGGCACCGTTGGTGCTATGGAACAGGATATGGTCGGCCTTGGAGCGGGGTTCTTCCGCTGCCTGATCGGGCTTGGCTGTATGGACATTTTCACTCGGCTTGCCGGTGGGTATGACTACTCCTACACCTACGATGAAGACGAATATGAAGAAAGCCGCCCTCGGTGTAGCAGACCGAAAGGCGGCAAGCGTAAAAGCTCACTCTGATTATATCAGATATTTTTGAAATTGCAAAGGAGATTTCAAATGAACCCTATCATTTCTCAGCTTAATGCTGAATTCGAGAAGATGGAAAAGACCATCAATTTCCAGAAGAAGATCATCGAGACGGCTACCGCTCAAAAGCCTGTCTGTCCCTGTGGTTTCGCTGCCGTGGTTCAGCCGGACATTCCGAAGCTGGCTCTGGCTGATTGTTCTTGGGCTGAAATCGCCATGTATGCTCAGTCCGGTATGGCTGACAAAGTGTTTGCCCTTGGTGATATTAAGCCCATTACGCTGGCTGATGGCACTATCATCAATGCCCGTATCATCGGCTTCAATCACGATCACAACGACATTGGTCAGATCAACCCCATCACATTCGAGACTGTGGAAACCCTGAACGAAGACAGTCCGATGAACAGTGAATGTACCAATGAGGGCGGTTGGGGCAAGTCCACTCTGCGTTCCGCTCTGAACGGTCACTTCTTTGACACTATGCTCCCGGAAGACCTGAGAGCTGTCATCAAGCCTACGGCAAAGCTGACCGGCACCGGCGGCAGAAACCCCAAGATGGGTAAGACCATCGACAAACTGTTTGTGCTGTCCGAGCAGGAAATCTTCGGCAGAAAGATTTACTCTCTCGGCGAAGAAGGTCACTGGTACGACTGGTACAAGCAGGAGAACAATCCCTACTGGAAGTCCAAGCAGAACGGTGAGCGGAATTGGAGGTGGGAGCGTTCTCCTGGTAGCGGAAGCACCAACTACTTCTGCAATGTCAACAGCAACGGCGGCGCCACCGATCGCGCCGCCAGCTACAGCTATGGCGTGTCCTTCGGCTTCTGCGTTTAATCCAGTATCCCGTAAAATCCCGCCCCGGAAGGGGCGGTGGAAGGAGGAACCGTGAAAGACATTATCAAGATTTCATGGGATAGCGGATATTACGCACTCATTCCTGAGAAGTTCTTCCCTACCACTATGGAGAAGACTCGAAAGGTCTTCAAGCTGATGTTGGCAGACCCGGCTTGGGGTGACGCAGAGATCAAAGAGCTGCTTCAATACTTCCAAGAGCGGAGAGATCGAGCGGTCAAATCTGCGGCTGAGAACAGAGCTATGAGCAAGGCAACGATGGAGCTTTCTCAGAGGGTATTGCTTCAATGCCGAAACAGGAATGACCCGAAGTACAAAGAGTACATGGCCTATCGTGATAAAGCGAAAGAGCTTGAACGAGAAGCCAAGCACTGTCTGTCGGAAGCCGGGTACTTCAACGCTGCCAAATCTCTCCTTCTGGACATGGTAGGAGGTCGAGTGACATGACCAATGATAACCGCCGAGTAGGAACAGGATTTGAAAAGCAGCTTTGTATGAGCCTTTCTGGGTATGGTTTTTGGGCGCATAACCTCGCTCAGAACAGTCAAGGCCAGCCCTTCGACATTATAGCTGCCCGGAATGGAAAGAGCTACCCCATTGACTGCAAGGACTGTGCCAAAGACATTTTCAAGATGGAGCGTATCGAGGAAAATCAGTCTTCCGCAATGTTCCTTTGGAGGGAAACCGGAAACGGAGAAGGTTGGTTTGCTCTGCGTATGACGAATGGGGCTGTTTACTTCCTTCCGTTCTCTAAGCTGGAAAGTCTGTCTCTTTTGAAAACGGTTCTTTCCGCTTCCGAAATCAGACAGTTCGGCGTTCCTCTCAGAGAGTGGGTGGAGCAATGCGAATGACCGTAGGAAATCAGCTTCGTATTCAAGAACCTACGGCTGATCTGCTGGACTGGTGCAAGAAGAACATGGTACTCGCCAACCCGGATTATGCCAAAAAGGTTCGTATGCACCTGTGGCTCGGTAACACTCCGCAAAAGCTCTATCTCATGCAATGGGACGGGGACACTCTGGTGCTTCCCTACGGCTGTCTGAACACCGTTTTGAGCATGGGAGAGTGTGAGGTTATCAATGACCTACCATCTCCAAAGAAAGTCGATTTCGGCTGTTCTGTGCCGCTGTATGACTATCAAGAAGCCGCAAAGGAAGCCATGCTGAAAGCCTACTACGGTATTCTTCAAAGTCCCGCCGGTAGCGGTAAGACTCAGGTTGGAATTGCGCTGGCAGCGGCTTTGGGTCGTAAGACCCTGTGGCTGACTCACACACGGGACTTGCTCTCACAGAGTAAGAACCGAGCGGAACAGTACATGAGTCCTTCACTGACTGGAACAATCACTGAGGGGCGAGTTCAGATTGGAAAGGCTATCACTTTTGCCACCGTCCAGACCATGTGCAATCTCGACCTCGGACGATACCGTGATGTTTGGGACTGCATTATCGTGGACGAGTGTCACAGGGTAGCGGGAACACCAACCTCTGTCACGCAGTTCTCGAAGGTGCTGAACAGTTTGGCGGCTCGTCACAAGTACGGCCTGTCTGCCACGGTTCATAGAGCTGACGGCATGATTGCCGCCACCTATGCCCTTCTCGGTCAGATAGCCTATCAGGTGCCGGACGCTGCCGTTGCCGAGAAGGTCATGACCGTGTGTGTTCTACCTCGACCCACTCACCAAGGATTGAGCCGGAAGTTCTTGGACACGGACGGAACGATCATCTATGCGAAGCTGGTCAATTTCCTCGCTGACAGGTATGACCGCAATGAGCTGATTGCGGCTGATCTGGTTGAAAACAGAAATCACTACAACCTCATTCTCTCTGACCGGCTGTCCCATTTGGAATACCTGATGAAACACCTTCCCTATGACCTGAGAGATCAGGCCGTTATGGTGGACGGAAAGATGACCTCGAAAAAGGCCAAGGCCATGAGAGAACAGGCCATTGAGGATATGCGGCAGGGTCGCAAGCGGTATCTGTTCGCTACCTACTCTCTCGCAAAAGAGGGTTTGGACATTCCTCGGCTTGACCGTCTGTATCTGGCAACCCCGCAAAAGGACTACGCCGTGATTACTCAGAGTATAGGGCGTATCGCTCGAACCTTCGAGGGAAAGGCCGAACCTGTGGTCTACGATTATGTGGACGAAGGTATTCAGTACCTTGTCCGCAGCTACAAGAAACGGTGCGCCACTTACCGCAAGTGTGGCTGTAAATTCATCGAATAGGAGGTGCCAAAGTGAAATTAGGAAGTCTGTTTGACGGCAGCGGGACTTGTCCACTCGCCGCTTCTGCGGTTGGTATCATACCGGCGTGGGCGAGTGAGATCGAGCCTTTTCCGATGGCTGTCACTCAGTCTCGGTTTCCGAAGATGAAACATCTTGGGGATATTACCAAGATGGACGGCGGGAAGATAGAGCCTGTCGATGTTATCACTTTTGGGTCGCCTTGCCAAAACCTGTCCATTGCCGGGAACAGAAAAGGGCTTGCTGGTGAGCAGTCCAGCTTGTTCCTTGAAGCGGTCAGGATTATCAGAGAAATGAGGTGTGCGACCAATGGGAGATACCCGCAGATCGCAATTTGGGAAAATGTTTACGGAGCTTTTAGCTCGACACAGGGCGAAGACTTCCGAACAGTCCTCGAAACCCTCTGGCAAATCTGTGAAGGAGACGATAGCGTTCCTCGATATGAGGAAGACCGATCTGGACGGCAAAAATGGCCGAAGCGAGGGTTCATCGTGGGAGATCATTCCTCTATCGCTTGGAGAGGACTTGACGCTCAATTTTGGGGAGTCGCCCAAAGACGCAAGCGTGTGTTCCTTGTCCTCGATCTTGGAGGACAATGTGCTGGACAGATACTTTTTGAGCGTGACGGCTTGCAACGGGATTTTAAGAAGGTCAGAAGAACGTGGAAAGCCGTTAGACCCTCTCCTGAAACAAGCCCTACTGAACACGATTGTGTTTATGCAGTCGAAAATCACGCCCAAGACAAGCGAGTGTCCCTCAGCTCAGATAACATCGTCCAAACCCTCGCAGGACGCATGGGCACAGGGGGGGAATGTCCCTCTAATACTGGTTCCCTGTTACGGTCAGACCTCTTATGACGAGCATCAACCGTCAGAGCAATCCACCACCCTAAAGGCAAGCGGCGGCAATTATGGGGGGGGTACTGAGACATTGGTGTTAGAACCTATCGGTGCTGACTTCTATAATCAAACCGTCACGGGGGGGGTGACTATGACATTGGCTGCCGCAAGAGCTGACCACCATCATCTCCCATGTGCGCTTATACCCTATACCCTGAAAATCCGTGGAGGTTGTGAGGGGGGGGTAAGGGAGCTTTGATACAGAAAGATAAGAGCGCAACACTGGCTTGTGGGAATGACCAGACGCTTTTCGTTCCTACCGAGACGGAAAACGGAGAAGTCGTTTATCTTGCCAGAAAGTTAACACCAACCGAATGTGCTTCTCTCCAAGGCTTTGAAAAAGATTGGTGTGCGCTTGTTCCTCACAAAGACTCGGCTGAGTACAAGATGTGGGGAAACGGAATGGCGTTCCCATGTATGCTCTACATCATGGAGGGTGTGCAAGAAGTCTTGACTGAGAGGTATTTGAAAAATCTCTTTGGAGGTGATACCTCTGACCGATAACCTATTCATTTTTGACTGCGAGGTGTTTGCCTACGATTGGCTGTTTTCCTTCAAGAACAAGGTGACGAAGGAGCGCACGAAAATCTGGAATGATAACGAAGCGGTCAAGCAGTTCATGAAGCAAGAACCCCTGCTGGCGGGGTTCAACAACAAGCACTATGACCAGTTCATTTTGAAAGCAGTCCTGTGTGACTTCACCCCGGAACAGATCAAGGCCGTCAACGATTTTATCATCTTAGAGGGTCATGAGGGGTGGGAATACGCACCGCTTCGTGATTGCGGCATTTTCTTCGACCAATACGACCTCATGGACGATTGCCAAATGGGTTTGTCCCTGAAAGCGATTGAAGCTCACCTCGGCATGGACATTCGAGAGACTACGGTTTCCTTCGATATTGACCGTCCATTGACCGAGCAGGAGAAGGACGAGGTTGAGTTTTACTGCGACCACGATGTTGACGCTACCGACACACTTGACGATCTGCGGCAAGGCTATCTGTCCAGCAAATTGACCTTGGGTAAGGAAAAGGGTATCTACCCGGCGAAAGCCCTTTACATGACCAATGCCAAACTGACTGCCGCCTACCTTGACGCAGAGCAACGACCCCACGATGACGAGCGTGAGTATCGCTACCCGGACAAGCTGCTTCGGCAGTATATTCCGCAGGAAGTGTTCGATTTCTTTGAACGGTTGAAAGACCGATCTATCCCGGACGAGGTAGTGTTCAAGGAAAAGCTCGAAATCATGGTTGGTGATTGTCCATGTACGGTTGCCTATGGAGGTATTCACGGAGCTATCCCCTGTTACCGTGAGGAAGCCACGGAAACCCGTTCTATCCGCAACAAAGATGTTGCAAGCTACTACCCACACCAGATGACCTTGAATGGCTATTGTAGCCGGAATATTCCTTCTCCCGATGTGTATGCCGCTACCATTGAGCGGCGTGTCAAGGCGAAGAAAGCCGGTGACAAGGCCACCGCAAATGCTCTGAAACTGGTGTTGAACACGACCTACGGTGCCATGCTCAATCGGTACAATGACCTCTATGACCCGCTCATGGGTCGCTCGGTCTGTATCTCAGGTCAGTTGCAGTTGCTTGAAATGGCTGTTCATCTCATTCAGGATTGCCCCACGCTGAAAATCATTCAGCTCAACACGGACGGTATCATGGTCAGTCTTGATGACTCCGATGTTCCCAAATATCAGGAGATCACGCAGGAATGGCAAGACCGCACCGGCTTCGAGCTGGAAGAAGACCTGATAAAGATGATCTGTCAGAAAGATGTGAATAACTATGTGGAGCTTCCCTTTGAGGGAGAACCGAAGATTAAGGGCGGTGTCCTTGTTCGTGGTGTTGTCACCAACGGCAATATCGACTTCGCTGCTATGGGACTCCCTGTGTGGGAAAACCTGAACGGCGGTGCGTTCAACATCAACAATAACATGGTGGTCGTTGCCAAAGCCGTCAAGGATTATCTGGCCTACGGTATCCCTGTTGAGAAAACCATCATGGAGTGTGACAGGCTATTGGACTTCCAGTTGATCGCCAAGGCCGGTAGTAAATACGGTGATGCTCTGCATGAGGTAGACGGTCAGCTTGAAGTCGTGCAGAAGGTCAACCGGGTTTATGCTACGGAAGACCACCGATACGGAACCCTCTACAAAATCCATCTTGGCACCGGAAACCCTGTGAAGATTGCAGGACTTCCTTCTCGGTGTGTGGTTGACAATGACAATCATCTGACCATTGATGTGGTAGACCGTGACTGGTATATCCGTCTGGCAAAGCGGTATGTCCGTGACTTCCTCGGATTGAAACCGCCCAAGCGGAACACCAGAAGGGTCAATTCCATCAAGAAAAAATTATTAGAAATATTGGAGGTATAACAAATGGCTACCAAGAAAACTGAGGAAACCGCCGTGGACTACACCAGCATGAACGCCATGCAGAAATTGCAGATCGCCCGTGTGGAATTCCTGAACGCCGGTGTCAAGAAGACCGGCAAGAACATCTCCCTCGAATTCAAGTATTTCGAGCTGGAAGACATTGTCCCCGTGGCAGAAGCCATTTTCGGCAAGGTCGGTCTGCTGATGGTTCCCACATTCGGCAAGGAGTACGCCAGCGCAAAGGTCTATAACTGTGATGACCGGAGTGAGGAACCCATTGTCTTTGAAGCTCCGTTCACGCAGATCGCCCCTATCATCTCCAACAGCGGCAAGGCCGTCACTAACGAAATGCAAGCCCTCGGCAGCTCCATCACCTATATGCGCCGCTATCTGTGGCAGCTCGTTCTTGACATCATCGAAGCGGACGATATTGACGCTTCTTTGGGAAAGAACACCGATGACGCACCCCCGGCCCCCAAGGCCACGAAGAAAGCCCCCGTCACCACCGAGCAGCGCACCGAGATCAAGAAGGAGCTGACCTCTCCCCCTGCGGAAGCCGCCGATGAAAGCTCCGTTGGTGATCTGAAAGCTGTCCTGAAAAAGCTGTTGGAGCTGGACAGTGAGCAGGAGTCCTTCGTTCAGTCTATCGCCATGAAGACCGAGGGCTTTTCCAAGATCACCAAAGACCAGTGTGACCAGCTTATCGCTGGTGTGAAGGAAATGCTGGCTGCGTATGACACGCAGGAGGGTTGATTATGCCGATCATGCTCGGAAACCTCGATGTTTCCAACATTGAAAAGAGATTGGGAATTACCCTGAAAGAAAATGACAGGGAAACCCTTATCTCTATGCGCCAGAATGACGCACAGGACATTCAGATTGGGAAATGGCATTGTTTTGATATTCCGTTCATGATTATGTGCGGGGATTTTAAGACCTGTCAGGTTGTGTGCGAAATTCTTCGCCCGTATTCCCATCTGATGAAAACCCAACTGCAAGTCAGTTGGCAGAAAGGAGAAAGCGAATAATGGAATGGCTCGACAACAACCGTATTCAGATCATTCCTCCCAAGAAGCCGAAGAAGCTGACGGCAACCCGGTTCGCCACTATTCTCGGCCTGAACCCGTGGTCTACTCCCTTCGATGTCTGGTGTGAAGTCACCCGTACCTACCAAAAGCCCTTCGAGGACACGATCTACACCCTTGCCGGTAAGACCATTGAGCCGAAACAGGCTGAGTACATGAAGAAAGCCTACTTTATGAGCAATCTGGTCACTCCTACCGATGTGTGGGGTGCCGATTACTTCAAGAAGACTTGGGGCGATTTCTTCCCGAATGTGGAAGTCCTCGGCGGTATGTGGGACTACCTTCTGTACGACAAGGACGGTAAGCCCTCCACGGTTCTGGAAATGAAGACCTCCAAGCGTGTGGAGGATTGGGCTGAGGACATTCCTGAGTATTATGCCCTGCAAGCCGCCCTCTATGCCTACCTTCTCGGCGTAGACGATGTTATCATGGTCGCTTCTTTCCTCGAAGCCACGGACTACGATGACCCTTCCAAATTCGTGTGCAGCGGTGACAACACCATCACTCGTCCCTTCAAAGTGTCCGAGCGTTATCCTGAGTTCGAGAAGCGGTATGTCAAACCGGCTCTGAAATGGTGGAAAGACCATGTTGAAAGCGGAATTTCCCCGGAATATGACGAGAAGAAGGACGCTGAAATCCTGAAAGTCCTTCGCACCAACAACCTGTCCCCTGAAACAGACATGGCAGCTTTGGTGAGGGAAGCGGAATCCCTGAAAAGTAAGTTGGACGCTCACGCCGCCGAGGTCGCTGAGGACGAGAAGCGGTACAAGGTCGTGACCGATATGCTGAAAAAGCTCGCCATTGCTCAGTTCCGTGACGGGGACAAGAAGGTGTCTATCTCCGGTTCCTCCTACACATGGGAGGTCAGCAGAGCTACGGTCAGCAAAATCGACAAGGAAGCCATGAAAGCGGACGGTGTGCTGGATAAGTACACTTCTACCGAGTATGGCTACAAACTTATGCCGAAAGTCATCAAGGAGGGTTAATTCATGAAGTTCAAGAAATTCGTCAAGTCTCTGGCTTCCAGCGGAATTATCTACAAGCGTGGTTTTGACCGCTGGCTGGCTTCCCCGTCTGCGTTCATGCTCATTCCCTGTACCGTCCAGAGTGTCACCGCTGCCGCCATTCAGGATATGCCTGAACCCATTGACCGCATGATCTCTCAGGTCGGTTGCACCGAGTATGCCAAGCTGACCCAAGCAATCATGCCTTACCCTGACGGCAAGATTAAGGACTGTGTGCGGGTCTTCTCTACGGAGAGCAAGGACATTTCTATCGCAATCAGCAATGATGACTGGTCGCTGATTGAAAAGTCCGATTTCTGCGAAATCCTGTACGCTTACGACATTGACAGCGGCAAGGCCGAAGCGAAAGCCCTGCTGGTCAAGCAGTACCCGCAAATGCCGGACGATGATGATCTGTTGGTAGGTGTCATCTTCCCCGTTGAATACGAAAATTAAGGAGGAACAAACAATGGCTAAAATCGGACTCACCGAGGGTTTTTCCCTCATTCCCGAAGGGACTCATGTCTTCAAGATCACCGATGTGAAGTACAAGGAGGAATTCGGCAAGCTGGAAGTCACAATGCAGACGCAGGGCGGCTCCAAGCACATCGAACGGTTCTCTCTTCTGAAAACCGATGGCTCTCCCAATGAGGGTGCCTACAACGCTTTCAGCTACTTCGCCAAGACCGCTCTGAAAGATTTCGAGCTGACCGAGATCGACCACACTGACCTGATTGGTCACTTCATCGAGTGCGACATTGAGCATGATGTTCAGCCCAACAAGAACAAGCCGGGTCAGACCGTAACCTTCGTCCGTCTGGCTGATAAGCGGCCTTCTGACGGTTGGGAGGAAACGGGTGACGCTACTCCTGCCCCTGCCAAGAAAACCGCTCCTGCGGCTTCTCAGGCACCGAAACAGGCCGGTAAGAAGCCCTCTATGGATTTGGCAGCTCTCCTTGGCTAAGACCGTGAGAGAGGGAGGGCTATTTTGATAGGCTCTCCCTCTCCAATGGTTTGTTGAAAACTATGTGGAAAGTGAGGATAAGATACAATGGCTGACGCAAATCTGGTGGCGAAGGTTCAGCGACACAAGATCATCTGCGAGGAAATCAATGACCTGTATGACCGGAAAAATCATGACTACGGAGACAGCTTCCACCAGACCTTTGTTGAAGAAGGTATGGCTATGGCTCGTATTCGGCTCGGTGACAAATTCAACCGTTTCAAGACCCTCTCCCGTGGTGGAGATCAGAAGGTCAATGACGAGTCTATCCGGGACACCCTGATTGACCTCGCCAATTATGCAATCATGACGGTGCTGGAAATGGAGGTAGCCGAACATGACGCTGAATGATTATCAGAAAGCCGCAGAGCGCACTTCCGGCAACCTGACTTCGTGGAACAAAATTCGCAATGGCTGTTATGGCCTGAACGGTGAAGCCGGTGAGTGTATCGACATTCTGAAAAAGGTCGAGTTTCAGGGTCATACCTTTGACCCGAACAAGCTGCTGGACGAGCTTGGAGATGTTCTATGGTATGTGGCGCAGACCGCTACCGGCCTTGGTGTGACCCTCGAATATGTGGCACAGCACAATGTTGATAAGCTGATGAAGCGTTACCCGGACGGCTTTGACTCCGAGCGGAGCGTCCATCGCCCTGAGTATGAGGGAGGTGCCATGAATGGCTGACTGCTTCTCTAAGTCTGAGCTGACCGATTTCTGCAATCTGATGAAGCTCCCAAACGGTACGCCACTTCTCCCGATTGATATACTGGACTGGCTGGTGAACAGGGGCTTCTTCAAGGTACCGGCTTCTACGAAGTACCACGGCTCACATGAAGGAGGTCTGTACCAGCACTCCGCTTTTGTCATGAAGTTCCTTGTCCAGCTCACAAAGGACAACGATCTCCATTGGCAGGACGAGCGTTCTCCTTACATTGTGGGTATGTTCCACGATCTCTGCAAGATTGACCAGTATCTCCCCTTCATGGACTGTGAGAGTATTAGGTGGGACTACAATCCCAACACACTTCTGAAAGGCCACGGCGAGAAATCTGTCATGCTGCTGTCTCAGTTCTACGCTCTGACCGAGGAAGAAATCTGCTGTATTCGCTACCACATGGGAGCGTTTACACCGAAGGAAGAATGGAATGACTACACCGGCGCAATCCATGCATACCCGAATGTGCTGTGGACACACCACGCCGATATGCTGGCAAGCCATGTAGCGGGGGTCTGATATGTACTATATTGCTTCATGCTCCTGTGGCAAGGACAGCTTGGCAATGGTTTTGCGGCTCATGGAAGAAAATCGACCTCTTGACGAAATTGTTTTCTATGATACCGGAATGGAATTTCAGGCCATTTACACCATTGCCGAAAAGCTGAAATCCTTGGCTGAGTCAAAGGGTATTGTTTTTACTACCCTTTACCCTCCATACGATTTTCTATACAAGGCGTTTGAAAAGCCTGTTGCTGAGAGGAATGGGGGGGCAAGCATTATGGGTACTCATGGTGCGGAGGTCGTTGCCGTTGGGGTACTACCGATAAACTTCGCATTATGGACGAGTACGCTCTTTCCAAGAGTGCGAGGGTTTATGTTGGCATAGCTGCCGATGAACAACGAAGACTCGAAAAAGAGCGTTCTTCATGGAAAGAATTTCCGCTCTATGAGTGGGGAATGACCGAACAGGATTGCTTAGATTATTGTTACGCTCACGGCTGGAATTGGCGTGAAAGTGACATTGACCTATATGAAATTCTGGATAGAGTTTCGTGCTGGTGCTGTTCAAATAAGAACAGAAAAGAATTGAAAAACATTTATCGGTATTTACCTGAGTATTGGCAAAAGTTAAAGGATTTTCAATCTAAAACTTCTCGTCCAATGAAAAAGTATTACCGAAACGGAGTTCCTTACGGGACAGTTCCCGAAATGGAAGAAGTCTTTAAGGAGGAATTGAAAATTGAAAATCATTGAACCAAAGGTGGAGCTTATCAATGCTCCCGATTATGCAACCCTTCTCTCCACCGTGGAACAGGCTGGACGCACCTGTTACAAGTCTGAGGATAAGATCACGGACGGTAGCGCAGAGAAGTTCGTCCGCAATATCCTGAAACGGGGTCATGAAGCCGTGATTGAACACGCTTCCCTGACCGTCCGCTTTACCTGTGACCGTGGTGTGAGCCATGAGATCGTCCGTCATCGGCTGGCGGCTTACTGTCAGGAGTCCACCCGCTATTGCAATTACTCAAAAGATGGTTTCGGCGGTGAGATCACGGTCATCAAACCTATGAGTTTCGATTGTAGTGACTCTCCCTACCGCATTTGGAAGCGGTCTTGTGAGAACGCCGAGGTGGCGTATTTTGATCTTCTAAACGAAGGTTGCACTCCGCAGGAAGCTCGGTCTGTGCTTCCCAACAGCTTGAAGACCGAAGTGGTTATGACGGCTGACATGAGAGAGTGGCGGCACTTCATTCGTCTGCGTTGCGCTCCCGCCGCCCACCCTGACATGAGAGTGGTCGCAGGATTGCTTTACGATCTGCTGAAATCCACCTATCCCGTATTCTTCGAGGACATTGAGGTGGGCTGATGAATTTCAAGAGAGTGGGGAGTAAACCCTTCGGTGTTCAGCTCAACAAAGCTGAACAAAAGGTGCTGAATGAAGCTATCAATCAGCAGATTTTGGAGAACGATCTTCAATTTCAGATGGACAACGACTCAGCCATTCTCGAAATGCTCCATGTTCACTTCGGTTTTGGAAAGAAGCGGCTGAAAAAGGCGTGGAAGCTCTTTTATGCCGAACACAAGAAGCTCCGGGAGCATTACGAAATGAACCCGGAAGACGGCGGCTGGCTATGCCGTCAGCGGCTTTCCGCAATCGGTGTGGACTTGGAGCAATGGTACAAGGAAGAACAGGAGGAAGAAAATGCAGTTCAAAGTGAATGACGGCAAGGTGCCGTATATCATGGTCGCCGGTTCTGACTATGTGTCCGGGGAAATGCCCGTAGAAACGGCAGAGAGCATTTATGCCGCCGGTGAGCCGAAGTCCAGCGACCAGTTCAAGGGTTATCCTATCTGCGTGGATAACAAATACTTCTTTGCTTGTCAGCCCTCGACCAAGACCAGCAAGCGGAAAAAGTCTTGCGGAAGCTGATTTCCGTTCTCTGTCTTTCCGCTATCATCTGCCTGTTGGCAAGCCCTTTCATGAAGCCTACGGCTGAGGTCGTTCAGACCTCTCCCGCAGTCGAGGTGGTAGAGGTTCCGACTCCGGTTATCTTTGAACCTGTCGAGACACCTAAGCCGTGGACTCATGAGGAAGTGGCAGCTATGGCAAAGATGTTGTGGGGAGAAGCGAGAGGGGTTCCATCTAAAACAGAACAGGCCGCTTGTGTGTGGTGTGTTCTGAACCGGGTAGATCAGGGTTACGGCTCCATTCTTGAAGTCGTAACCGCTCCCTCTCAGTTCGTAGGCTACCGGGAGAACAACCCGATAGACGAGACATTATGGCTTCTCAGCGAAGATGTTTTGACCAGATGGCAGAGAGAGAAGGACGGAGAAACTGAGGTTGGTAGAGTCCTGCCGCCTGATTATATGTGGTTTTCAGGTGACGGCTACCACAATTACTTCCGCAATGCTTACCGTGGAGGAAACACTTGGGATTGGGAATATGAGTCCCCGTATGAAAGCTGAGGTACATCTATGAGTTATGAGAATATCCCTGCCGAATTGATACAGGAAAAGGCATGGGTGAATGTGTGGAACAATTCAAAAATCCCCATGCAGTCTACGGTTCGCAAGGCGGCTTCCTCTACGCTGCCAGACACATGGTCTAATTACATTGACGCTGAGAAGAATGTCCAGCATGGTTACTATGATGGCCTTGGATATGTGTTCCACGATACCGGCCTTGTAGGTATCGACATTGACGCTGGATTTGATGACGGGTTTCTCTCCCCTCTGGCGGCTGACATTATCTCTCATTGCGAGTCCTACACGGAGAAAAGCAGAAGCGGCAGGGGTGTTCACATTCTGGTAAGGGGTTCACTTCCATTCAAGGGAAAAAACAACCGCAACGGCGTGGAGATTTACAAGAGCAGTCGGTATTTCATCATGACGGGAAATGTACTTATCTTCCCTGAGATCATCGAAAATCAGTCAGGGATTGATTATGTCGTTGAAAAGTATTTCCCTGACGCTCCAAAAGAAAGCTCCGGCAGCTCTGCCCCTCAGCGTATCTATTCTCCGATCTATCACAAGCCTGAGAATGGGAAACTCACTCTGAAACCGGAGTACCCGCCTATTACATCTGGCAGCAGGAACCTTAGTCTGACTTCCCTTGCTGGTCAGCTTCACAATCAGGGTTACAGCAAGGCCGATATTTTCAAAGAGCTGTTGTATGCCAACAGCGTAGCGTGTAAACCGCCGCTTGACCGCTCCGAAGTGGAGCTGATCGTCAATAGCGTTACAAGATACAGGAGGTAAACGAAATGAAACCTTATCAGCGTGGAGATGTGGTACTCATTGATGTGCCCATCCCTCCTTCCGGTCATGTTCAGGGCGGCAAACGCCCTTGGGTCATCGTTCAGAACAACATGGGAAATCAGTTCTCTCCCACCAGCATTGTTGTACCCCTGACCACCAAGCTCAAAAGGCTGGAAATGCCTACCCATGTGGCTATCACTTGGGGTGATCTGCAACCGAGCATGGTGGAGTGCGAACAGGTGCGGGTCATTGATGTGACCGATGACTGGAAGTATTTGTGTACTCTCCCGGTGGAGATCATGCGCCATGTAGATACCGCTCTGAGAAACGCTTTCTTCTATGGGGGGGGTGTAAACGGTGGCGAATGAACCGAAAAAGTATTGTCCGCTGAACGCCAGTACGGACGAAGTTCTCACTTGCTGTCAAGAGCGGTGTGCATGGTGGGACGAAGACGCTCAGGCGTGTGCGCTGCTGGTTATAGCGAAAGCCTTGAAGAAAAGGAAGTGATTGCTCATGCGGCATTGCAGCAGTTGCTATCATCGTTCTCTCGATTTGAGAGCGTTGATGTTGTGTAACGTCTGCATAGATAAATGCAGAAAACACGGACATCTCATACTACACCCATTTTTCAGCGGTTTTAGGTGCAAGGTATACAAGAAGCGGAAAGAAGGTGCTGAGAATGGCTGATGAAGTGTTTGCCGTTTCCGAAGATCAAGAGCTGTTTCAGCTCTCCAATGGTCGCTACATCATGGACGAAGACCAGTCCCGGAAGATGTTTTACATCAAGGAAGCGCAGCCGGAGCGCAGTCACCAAGCAAGTGGCACCGGCTATTCGTGGGACGAGTCTGGTATGGCAGAGCTGTTTTCCGAGTGCTACCAGAATGACACTCGGTATTGCCCCGAAGCGAAATGCTGGTTCACTTACTCTGAGGGAGCTTGGAGGAAGGACATTGGTTCTCTGCTGGTGGCTGAGAAGATCAAGGAGTTCTGCCGCCTGATGGCCTTGTATTGCGGAGAAATCGGAAACGAAGACCGCCGCAGGGAGTACATGAAGTTCATCGTGAAGATGGGAGATCGCCGTTTCCGTGACCGGCTTATGAAGGACGCTGCGAGTGTCATGCCGATTACCGCTCAGGAATTCGACTCCAACCCCTATCTCATTAACTGTCTGAACGGAACCTATGATCTCGAAAAGATGGAATTCCGGGAGCATGACTGGCACGACTTTCTCACCATGCAGACCAATTTCAAGTACACCCTGCAAGACTCTCGGTGTGAGCGGTGGGAGCAGTTCATTTCTGAGGTCACTTGTGGTGACGCAGACAAGGCCGAGTATTTGCAGAAAGCCCTTGGCTACTCTATGCTCGGCATGGCAAACGAGGAATGTATGTTCATTCTTCACGGCAAGACCACCCGCAACGGAAAGTCTACCATGTTGAGTGCCATTCACCACCTTCTCGGTGACTATGCGTCCGTGTCTCCCGTGTCGATCATCTGCAAGTCTGAGCGGAGCAAGAACGCAGAAGCCGCCAACCCCATGCTTGCGTCCCTGAAAGGTAAGCGGTTTGTCACGATGGCTGAGAGCAATCAGTATGGCAAGCTGGACGAGGAAACGATCAAGCAGCTCACCGGCGGTGAGGAAATCAAAGCCCGGAACCTCTATGAGACTGCCACGACTTTTCTCCCTCAGTTCACTCTTTGGCTCTCCTGCAATGACCTTCCCTCTGTCAACGACAAGTCCCTGTTCGCTTCTGACCGTGTGCGGGTGATCGAGTTCAACCGCCATTTCAAGGAGGAAGAACAGGACAAGAACCTGAAAAATGAGTTCCAGACACAGGAAGCTATGCAGGGTATCTTCTCTTGGCTGGTCGCCGGGTACTTCAAGTACAAGCGGTTTGGGCTGAAAATGTCCGATGACATGAAGAAGGTCGTGCGGCAGTATGAGAAGGACAACGATCTGGTATTGCAGTTCCTTGAAGAAAAGTGCGAGAGTGCTGACGGCGCAATCACCAGAGCGAAGTCACTCTATGACGCTTATAAAATTTGGTGCAAGTCCAACGGCTATTTCGTGTGCAGCGCAAAGCGGTTCAACGCCGACATGGAAGCTCACCCGGAATGGCATGAGGGCAAGTCCACCTACAACGGCTACCCTTCCTACAAGGGTCTGCGTCTGAAAGGAGCGGTATGAGTTTGAAAAAGAATGAGATCATCGAACAGGTTGATTTTTGTGTCAACCTGACCAACCGGCTCAAAGAAGCTGTGGTGGTTCACGAAGACCGCAGAGCTTCTAAGAAGGAGTGGGATAGTCACTCTTATGTAGCTGAGTGGGGCAGCGGGATTGTGGAGAAGGGTGCTTCCAAAACTCAGATCATGGCAAGCATTGTCCGGCTTCGGCGTGAGCTGAACACCCTCAGCCGTATGTTCGAGGATTGAGGTGAGAGCTATGAGCAAGAAATGTGTATGTGGTCGTGAAATGACCCTGCGGGATTGGAGTCACGAATGGGTATGTCCTCGCTGTGGCAGGAAAAAGCCGATTGTGGAAAGCCCCATGTTTACGGTCTTTTCTTGCAGGAAGTGTGAACACCTTCTGTTCGTAGAAGAAGACTCTGATTTCCCTCAAAAGCTGGCAAAGGTGGCGGGTATGTCTTGCCCTAACTGCGGAGAACGAGAGGAAGGTCTTTGGCGGCTTCTCGGCAGAGCTGATGAATTCGGGGGAACGATTTTCGTGGAGGAACAGGACGATGAATAATGACGCTGTGAAAGAGCTGCTGAACGCCGTTGGTGCTTTGGCTGAAATGTCTCTGAATTTTTACAGAGCGGCAATCAATTCCGGTGCCACCAGAGAGGAAGCCTGTGTTCTGGTGCAGTCTCTTATCTCTGCCTGTATCTATGGAAAGAGGGAGGACGGTCATGAGGACTGACAAGAAAAACCTTCGCCGTATCTCCATTGTTGTCACAGCACAGACCAAGGGCAACCTTGAACGGCTGGCGGCGGTGTCCGGCTACAAGGAGCTTGGTCGTGTTGTCGATAAGCTCACCCGTGAGAAGATGATCTCCCTCCACCAGACAGAAAGACTCAGAGGTGAACATGAAGCAGACTCGCTATAACTACCGTGGTCGCCCTGCCAGCGCAAGACTCAGCCATGAGCGAGAGGTTGACTATCTTCGCACTCAACCCACCGCAAAGCAGAAGAAATTCCGCAATGGTCTGTGTGCGACTCTCAGGGAACACGGTATTGACAACACCGCACCTCACCCGCTTATCACTCGCTCCGACTACGCCTTTGAGATTGACAGGCTTATCGCCCTCTGCCGTGAGAATGGCATTGAGGTTCACGCTCAGGGTAAGAAAATGGCCTGTTGTGTCTACTATGACGATAATGGTTTCAAAGGTGACAGCCGCATTTCTGAGAGATTGGTCGAGTGTAAGCAAGACGGAGAGCGTTAGTGACTTTAGTGATAAAAGTGAGTGTCTTTTCACAAAGTCTTTTCAAATTTAGAGGTTTTGAGTTTTCATTTTTCACTATTTGGTGAGGTTAGTGACCCATTTTCGATTTTTACTATAAATCCTCTATATAGAGCGTCCTATAAGAGAGTTTATACGAATTTTCAGAAATGAGTCACTAAACTCACTGAGAAAGGAGATTTTATGGCAGAGGAAATGCAAGTGAAAAAGCGTACCCGGCCTGACCGGAAAGAAGCCCTGAGTGTTCAGTCTGAGCCGGGAGACAATCGGAAATATCTGGAACACTCTATGGCTATGTTGGATTGGCCTGATGTGAGCATGAGGGAACCGGAACAGGTCAAGGCAAGGATTGGTCAGTATTTCCAGTTGTGTGCTAATGATGATATGAAGCCGAGTGTTGCAGGAATGGCTTTGGCCTTTGGTGTGGATAGAACGACTTTATGGAAATGGGCAAATGGGGTGGATAGTGCCTATGTTCCCACCGAGAGTCGCAACCTCATTAAAAAGGCGTATCAAGTTTTGAACGCACAGATGGAAAACTATATGCAGAACGGGAAGATCAATCCGGTCGCCGGTATCTTCCTGATGAAGAACAACATGGGTTATGCAGACAAGCAGGAGGTCGTGTTGACACCCAACCAGCAGCTCGGAGAGCAGGTCCCTGTCGAGGATTTGGAGAAGAAGTATCTCGAAGATGTGGTGGGTGCGTCCAGCGACTATGACCCGGAAGACTGAGCGACTTTCACGACTTTTGCGACTATGGCTTACGACTATGCTGAGCGACTTTACGACTTTCGCCCTTACGACTTTGCGACTTTCCGGCGAGGGTCTGCGACTTTGACAGAGCTGCCGATCTCCCGCTCCGGGGTCGGCGGCTTTTTCTTTCCCGGCTGATCGGCGGCGGGTTCCACCGGGGCGGCGTGGGCGCTGCCGGGCTTCTGGTCTGATCTGGGCGGCGTTTTTCGCCCTTTATAATGTATAGTGCAAAAAAGTGTAGTTTTTCAGACGGTTGCAAGCGTCAATAAAAAACTTGATAAAATATCAATAAAACACTTGACAATCAATAAAATACTTGATATACTCTAATCATCAATAAAACACTTGATGCCGATTGATGAAGGGAGTTTTGACAATGTTAAGAACAAATAGCAAGAAAGCCGTCGAAAATATCCGGGCGTATATCGTGGATAATTTCACGCCGGAAGGGTACACGGACAACCCGCCGCAGGAGTTCCCCAAGATCGCCGCTTTTATCCTCGACACCTTCAGAAGTGAAAAATATTGGTGTCCGCAAGATGTCCGCTATTATCACGGAAATGAAGCCGTTGCTTTTGCTGACTGGTGCGCCGGTCTGCCGTCTGTCCTCGATACCTGTTATTTTTATAACCGTTCTGCGGTTGACGATCTCGGCGCAATTCTCGAAGAAACCGAGCAGGAAAAAGCCCGGTACACCGAACAGCAGGCCGAACAGCTTTTAACAAGCCTGATTTACAGAGAATTACAGAAGGGAGAGCGGAAAGCATGAGAAAGTACAAATTAAAAGAGCTGCGGGAGCTTGTGCGGCTCGGAGTGGCTGAGAATTACACCAATAAGCCGAGCGAATATATTTACACGCTCCGCAGGCTCGAAAAAGTGGGCTATTCTACGGGCGTTTATGGTATCAATGGCGGATTGGTCGAAGATACCGAAACCGGGCAGTTATACGCTATTATCGGGCGTTGCTCTAATCTGTTTATTTTGTTTTAAGGGGGTTATATCATGGTTAAGTATGATAATTGCAAGAATTGCGTGAGCCATTGCGAACACGCCGGAAAAGATCGAGAGTTTATTTGCCCCGATGGAAAGTCTTGCAAGGTGCTTTACACGCCTGAGAGAGTAGCGAAAGCGGCGGCGGATTTTGTAGGGGCTATAAAGCTCATAGCTACCAAGCCGGACAACCTCGACAACCTCGAAAGCTATCTTTCTCACCATTTCCCGGAATGGGTCAGCAGATGGGCAAATAGCCCGGAAGACCTCGCCGCAGAGATGAAGGAATTTGCAAGAATGGAAATATAAAGGCGGCGGAAGCGTGTATATTGTATTGTTAATTCTCCTGCTGCCGGTGCAAATCCTAATTGAAATATTGAAATTGAATAAGTGAACGCCGCCCCGGAATAGCACCGGGGCGGTTGTTTTTGCGCTTTTTCGGTCTGATCTGGGCGGCGTGAATGGGTGACGGGGGCGGGGGATATGCCAGCGGCAGCACAAGCGGGGGTGAGGGCTGAGTGGCGATTTCAATTCATATATCTTCCCCCTACATTTACAAAAACTCTTGAAAAATAAAAAGGAATATGCTATACTATCCGTGAGGTGATAATATGAATTACACGGAGCAAATTCAGCAATCTTTCTACAATCAGCGTATCGGCACAGTCTACGGCTGCTTTGAAGTGACCGATGTAGAATACGACCCTGAACAGAAGCGGCAGCTCTGGACGCTCCGCTGTGTTCATTGCGGATTGGTCAAACAGACTTACAACGGCAAGGATTACGCTAAGGGTAAGAACCACGGCATTTGCAAATGTCAGCACACCAAAAAGCTGTATTCCGAAAAACCGCAAAAAAATAAAAAGGCACTTATGAAGGAACACCCTCTCTATTCTCGGTGGAAATGTATGAAGTCACGGTGTTATAGTAAGACTGACAAGGATTATCATAATTACGGTGGTCGGGGTATTACCATGTGTGACGAGTGGCGGTATGACTTTTGGGCGTTTGTAGATTGGGCGATGGAAAACGGCTATCGTGAGGGGCTAACCATTGACCGCAAGGAAAACGATAAAGGCTACTCTCCTGAAAACTGCCACTGGATTACCCGTTATGAACAAAACCAGAATAAGCGGAATATCTCGCTCCACGATGGTATGACCCTTCCAGATTGGTGTCTGGAACATGATGTTTCCTATGAACGGGTTTCTGCCGATCTGCACAGGGGCGTTCCTTTCGAGGACGCTGTGAAGTCCGCTGTCGAAAAGAGAAAAGCAGATGATTTTGTTGCCGCTTGCAATTCGTTTGGTGTGCGTACCGACACCATGCGAAAAAGAATGGCAAAAGGGCTAAGTTTTCAGGAAGCTCTTGATTTTAAGGGGAACATGGGAAAGCGAGTATATGTGATTGACGGTGTGCAAAAGCCCCTGTCCGAGTGGTGCGAGGAATACGGTATTACGGTTCCCGCTGTGGAATACCGTATGAAGAAGAAAGGCATGAGTTTTGAGGAAGCCTTGACTACACCAAAAGCCCCCGGCTCAAAAATCCGCAAAAAATAAAAAGGTCAATTTCAAGAAAACGCTTGACAATAAAACACTTGATATGTATAATAAAGCCGAGGTGATAAACATGAGAGGTCGAGAAATCCTGAAAGAGATCATGACTTCCAAGTCTCTTTCCAACGCTGAACTCGCAAAAAGACTCAATGTCTCTAACGCTACGATTTGGGAACGCTTGAACAACAAAAATGTCAAGGACATTCCCGTGTCCTTGTTGACTACCATGCTCAGAGCGATGGATTACAAGGTCATCGTTGTTCCTGCCAATACCCGTCTGCCGGACGGTGGATACGAGGTGGAGTGAACCATGAAATACTTCCTTGGTCGTGTGTCCAGCAAGGAACAGAACCTTGCTCGGCAGCTCAAGGTCGCTCGTGAGAAGTTCGATATTCCTGACGAGAATGTGTACTGCGACAAGATCACGGGAAGCAGCTTCGACCGTCCTCAGTACAATGCTCTAAAAGCCATTGTGCAGGAAGGTGATGAAGTCATCGTCAAGGAGTTCGACCGCTTTGGGCGCAACAAGGACGAAATGAAGCGAGAACTGGAATGGTTCAAGCAGAAGGGCGTGATCGTCCGTATTCTCGACATTCCGACCACGCTGATTGACTTCAAAGACCAAACATGGGTGCTGGAAATGGTCAACAACATTCTGATTGAAGTCCTCGGTGCTGTTGCCGAGCAGGAGCGCAAGAAGACCAAACAGCGGCAGGCTGAGGGCATCGCCGCCATGCCGGTTGTCGATGGCAAGCGGGTGTCGGTGAAGACCGGCAGAGGGTTCGGCAGACCCGCTTCCGAAATTGATGACGAGCAGTTTGAAAAACTCGCTCAAAAACAAAAAGACGGTATCATTACCGTGGCGGACTGTTGCCGGGAACTCGGCATTAGTCGGTCTACATGGTATGATCGAGTAAGAAAGGTTGGTTGATGATGGCGTACTATCAGTTTTCATTACCCATGACTGCCAGCGAAAGCTATCAGCTTATCAAGACAGTCTGTGAACGGTCTTGCACCATCAAACAGGACTGTCCGAATGAGAGTGTTGAGGTTCGAACGAGGTTCCGCATTGGGAAAGGTTCTCTCCCATTTGTGTTTTATCTGAGGGAACTGGAAGACGGTACTGAAATCATGGTCAGTTCTGATAACGCAACGCTCACGGGAGCTTTAGTGGCGATGAACGGAAATAAGCCGGAAAGCGTTTGGGATTTGCCGGACAAAGAATGGAGTGATCTCATTGAGGATTTCCGAAAGGAATATCCCGCCTTCCCCTTGCAAGCTGGAAAGCCTGTTCCGGTCGCTGCTGAGCCTTGTGATGATGGCATGGGGCAGGAATCAATCAGCCGGGGCAAAAATGTATCTCTCGGTAGAGCGGCGGTTGGTGGTCTGATGTTTGGTAGCGCCGGTGCCGTGGTGGGTGGTTTGAGTGGCACAAAGAAGACCATGAGTCAATCCAGAAACATCTTCTCTGCTACTGTTCTTTTCCGAGTGCTTTATAGCAACGGAAGATTGATTGAAAGAACGGTTAAGAAAAACAGCCGGGAATTTGCCGAGTTGATGGCAAAATCCAGATAATCGGCTTCTGCAAGGGCAGGAGTGACAGCCATGACGGGCTATCTGTGTAGAAATACACAGGTAGCTCGTTTTTTGTTGGAAAGGAAATGCACATGAATTATGAAAAACTCTCCGGCTCTATCCGAGCCGTGATCGACCGGCGACCGGGAGATAACGGGGCGTACAGCGACCTTTTTTCTCTATGCCGGGAGTGGGAAACCGAGGATTTCTCGGCGGCACATAAGGTGAACAAGGAGCTGCTGGCGCTTTCCGCAGATCAGGTAGTCCGTGGCGGCGGGGCGAAGTTCTATGAACAGTGGCGGCGGTGTCTTCTCTTTGAAGCACCCCATGATTTTGACTCCTTCATGACCTACATTGAACTCGACCGCAAGCCGGAAAAGCGGTTCTATGCTCCCCGGAAACACTATCTCAGACCGATGGTACAGGGGTTTCAAGATGTTCTGGACGGGAAGCTGCGCCTTTTGACGATCTCCATGCCGAAACGAGCGGGAAAGTCTCAAACGGGTATCAATTTTGTGAATATGATCTCCGGCAAGTTCCCTGACCGCTCGACCCTGATGGAAGGGACAGGCGATGACCTTGTAAAGAGCTTCTACAATGGTTGTCTGGAATACCTGACAGTTCCCAACGAGTACCTGTTCTACGATGTATTCCCGGACGCACGGCTGGTACAGACCAACGCCGACACGAAGACGGCGAACCTGAAAAGCAAGTCCCGTTTCCCTACCATCATGTGTCGTTCCATTGACGCTCGGCAGGTGGGCTTGTCCGAAGCTACCAATGTCCTCTACCTCGATGACTGTGTGGAGGGTCGTGAAGAAGCGAAGAACCGCCAGCGGCTTGATGACAAGTGGGAAGTGATCTCCGGCGATATTATGGGTCGTGCCATTGAAGGTACGCCGATGGTTTTCACCGGCACTCGCTATTCCCTGTATGACCCCATCGGTCGTGTGCAGGAACACGCACAGCGGGAGGGCTGGGCTTGGAGAGCGATTGAGATACCCGCCCTCGATCTCGTGACGGACGAGAGCAATTATGAGTACGAACGGGAGGGCAAAAAGGTCTTTACCACCGCCTACTTCCGGGAGCAGCGGGAGCTTCTGAGCGCAGAGCAGTTTGAGAGTGAGTTCCAGCAACAGCCCTTTGAAGCGAAGGGTCTGCTGTTCAACAAGGACGAGCTGAACTATTTCTTCGAGCTGCCGAAAGACCGTGACCCGGACACCATCATCGCCGTTGGCGATACGGCGGAAAGCGGCTCGGACTCGACCTCCATGCCGGTGGCAATGATATACGGCAATGCTGTGTATATCGTTGATGTGGTCTTTGATGACTCCCCCGCTGAGGTGACGAAGCCGGAATGTGCCAAGTGCCTGATCGACAACAGGGTCGCTTCTGCTGTCTTTGAGTCCAACAACGCCGGTCAATATTACGCCAGAGATGTTGACCAGATTATTCGTGAGCGTGGGTACTCTGTTGGTATCCGCACGAAGCGCACGATCTCCAACAAGCAGACCCGTATTGAGTTCGCTTCCGACAACATCAAGAAGAACTTCTACTTCAAGCACCCCTCCACCTACAAGCGGGGCAGTCAGTATTGGAACTTCATGAAGGAAGTGACCACTTACACCCGCTCCGGCAAGGTTCCACACGATGACGCTCCTGACTCCCTCTCTCTATTGGAAAACGAAATTCGTATGCTATCCGGGGGCAAGGTTGAGGTCTTCAAGCGTCCCTACTGAAAGGTTGGTTTTGACAAATACTGTGGCGAATGGTATGATAAAAGGTTAGTATTGACAACCATTGGAGAGTTTGATACAATGATAAGAGAGAAAATAGGTAGAGGGGAGGTATTCTGTCTTGGGCTGTTTCGGTCGTAAGAAAATCTTTACCGATGTGACGGAGATCACACGGGACAATGTTCTGAACGTGCTGAGAAAGGCACTTATCACACATTGGTCGAACAAAGCGGATATGGAATATCTCTATGCCTACTACAAAGGCAGGCAACCGATTTTGAACCGTAAAAAGGAAGTCCGCCCTGAGATTCAAAACAATGTGGTCGAGAACCGTGCCAATGAGATCGTGTCCTTCAAGGTCGGCTATCTGATGGGGGAACCCATTCAGTATGTCAGCCGAAGCGATGATAAGATGGTTGCCGACAAGATCACCACTCTGAACGGCTACTGTCTTTCCGAGGATAAGGCCGCAAAGGATAAGGAACTGGCAGATTGGTTTCACATCTGCGGCACGGCATACCGCATGGTGCTTCCTGACAGCGTGTTTGAGAAGGGAAGCGATGAAGCTCCCTTCGAGATTTACACCCTCGACCCTCGGTTTGCTTTCGTGGTGTATGCCAATTCCATCGGGGAACCGCCCGTAATGGGTGTGAAGTACATTCAGCGGTCGGACGGTGTAGTGGTTTACAGCATTTATACGAAAGACCGCTATTTCGAGGTTGAAAACCAGAGTATGATCGTCCGGGAAGAAGCCCAGTCACTCGGTATTCCCATTATCGAATACCCGGCGAACAACGCTCGGTTGGGTGCTTTCGAGATCGTCCTTCCCTTGCTGGACGCTATCAATACGGTGGACAGCAACCGTCTTGACGGTGTAGAACAGTTCGTTCAGGCGCTCATGCTGTTTCACAATGTTGACATTTCCGGTGATGATTTTTCCAAGCTGCGGGACGAGGGTGCGATCAAGTACAAGGACATTGACCCGCAGTATAAAGCGGAGATCAAGTATCTGACCTCCGAACTGAACCAGAGCCAGACACAAACACTGGTCGATCACCTCTATAACACGGTGCTGACGATCTGCGGTATGCCAAACCGCAACGGTGGTTCTTCCACCAGCGATACCGGCTCTGCGGTCATCATGCGTGATGGTTGGTCGGCAGCGGAAGCCAGAGCGAAGGACTCCGAGTTGATGTTCAAGCTCTCCGAAAAAGAGTTCTTGAAGCTGGTTCTGCATATCTGTTCCGATCTGAGTGATCTGGAATTGAAGCTGTCGAACGTGGAGGTTCGTTTTACTCGCCGCAATTATGAAAATATTGCTCAGAAAGCGACCGTATTGACCACTATGCTCAGTAATCCCAAGATTGCTCCCGTTCTGGCCTTTACCCATTGTGGTATGTTCTCCGACCCGCAGCTTGCGTACCGTATGAGCATGGATTACGCTGAGGAACAGGAGAAAAAGGCCGCTGAACTCGCCAGCAAGCAGAAGGAGGTTAATCCTGATGGAAAAGGAAATCCGCCTGACCCCGGAAGCGGTCAGGAAGATTGAGGAAATCTTGACTACGGGAAAGACCGTTGAGATCGCCGAGCGGCACGAGAAAGTGGTTGTTTGGGCGGTCAGCAGCAAAAAGAAATATGAACAGCCTATCGCATAGGCGGTAGGGGCAGCCCTTACGGGCTACTGATACCGAAAAGGTATTGGTAGCCCTTTTTCTTTTGGTTTAATCGCCGTAAGGCGTTGAATAGGCAGAGAAGCCTTAAATCACAAAACGGAGAGAACCGTAAACACAAAGGTATAGTGCGGAGATGCACTTTAAAAAGCGCAGAAAGGAACGATTGTATGGCAAAGATTGATGTTTCCACCATTGAGGGCTTTGCGGATATGACCGCAGAGCAGAAAGCGGAAGCCCTCGCAAACTACGAGTTTCCCGACCCTGATTATACCGGCTATGTGAAGAAAGATGTTTTTGACAAGACTGCTTCCGAGCTTGCGTCTTGGAAGAAGAAGCACAATGAGCTGCTTTCTGAGGAAGAACGCAAGAAGCTGGAAAATGAGCAGATGTTCGAGGAAATGAAAAACAAGCTGGCGGGGTTGGAAAAGGAGAAGACCGTTTCCAGTTACAAGGCGAGTTTCGCCGCACTGGGCTATCCTGAGTCGCTGGCGACCGAAGCCGCTACCGCTATGGCGAACGGTGAGATGGATAAGGTCTTTGCCGCACAGAAGACGTTTCTGGAACAGTATGAAAAAGATGTAAAAGCCAAGGTTCTGAAAGAAACCCCCAAGCCCCCTGCCGGTGGCAAGGGTGGTGAGATGACCAAGGCTGATTTTCTGAAACTCGACACCAAAGCCCAGTTGGAGTTCATCAAGGAACATTCTGACTGGCAGACAATTTTGAAGTAATTATGGAGGTAAAACATTATGGCTACCTATCTCGGTTTCCCGTTTGACCCTGAGCTGTTTAACTACAACTGGGCAAACACAAAAGACCCCACTCTGACCGCTATGTTTGAGAGCGGCGCTGTCGCCCCGAACGCAGAGCTGGCACGGCTGATCGCTAACGGCTCTGACTTCTACACCCTGCCCTTCTACAAGGTCATCGGCGGCACTCCTGAGAACTACGATGGCGCAACCAACATTACCCTGACCGACCCCGCTGGCGGCGCTCAGAACGGTATCGTGTTTGGTCGTGCGCACGGCTGGAAGGAGAAGGACTTCATCGTTGATTACAACAGCGGTGCCGACCCCATGCAGCAGATCGTGTCTCAGGTGTCCAAGTATTGGCAGAAGCAGCGCCAGTCCATCATGCTGAAAATCCTCAATGCGGTCTTCGGCGTGACCGACAGCGGTGAGTTTGCTGATTGGGCGAACCACACCACCGACCTGTCTTCCGCTTCTACCACCGTTGCGGACGCTAACAAGATGGGTGCTACCACCATCGGTGACGCTATCCAGAAGGCCGTGGGTGACAATCAGGACGCTTTCCAGCTTGTGTTTATGCACAGCAAGGTCGCCACGAACATGGCTGGCCTGAAACTGCTGGACTTCCTCAAGTACACGGACGCAAACGGCGTGGAGCGCCCCCTGCGTATCGGCACGGTGAACGGCATGACCGTGATCGTGGACGATGGCTGTCCCACCACCGCAGCGGATACTTCCAAGGCAGCGACCTACACCACTTACGTTCTTGGTCTGGGCGCTATCCAGTACGCTCCCGCCCCCGTGAAGGTTCCTTCCGAGCTGACCCGTGATGCTCTCAAGGGTGGCGGCTATGACGCTCTGGTGACTCGTATTCGTGAAACCATGCACCCCAACGGTTTCAGCTTCACCAAGCCCATCAGCGGCTACACCGCTTCCCCCACGGACGCTCAGCTTGCGGATACCGCCAACTGGTCTATCGTGGCTGACCCCAAGACGATTGCGCTGGCGAAGATCATCACCAACGGCTAAGGAGGTTCACCATGTTCTATGTTTCTGACGGAAAAGTGTATGTGCGGGAGGGAGATCACTTCCGTAATGTGGGCTTTACCGCAAAGGACAAGGTGATTACTCGGCGTGAACTGGAAAGTACCTCTGTGGTGATGGGTACGGTGGTTGTTGATACTCTCGACAACCCCGTAGCCCTTACCCGTGAGGAAATCATTACCAAGTTCAATCTGTCCGAGGAAAATCCCATTCCCATTATCAAGAAGTCCCGCAAGAAGTCCGAGGAACCCGCTGAATGACAGGAGGTGGAAAGCATGACGGACGCTGAGAAGTTGAAAATGGTGAAAGCCATGACCGGCGAGACAGACGAGGACACGCTTTCCACCTACCTTTCTATCGCCGGAAACAAGGTGTGTCGCAAGGCATACCCCTTCGACCTCACCGTGACCGCTGTTCCTGACCAGTACGCTCACATTCAGGTGGAGATCGCCGTGTATCTGCTGAACAAGCGGGGAGCCGAAGGGCAGACCGCTCACAGCGAGAACGGTATCTCTCGCTCCTATGAGGACGGCGATGTGCCGCCTACGCTGCTGAGGGACATTGTTCCCTTTGCCGCTGTGATGGGAGGTTGAGTGCATGAGAACGCTGAACCGCAACAAATCGCCCTTCTGGTATCTGCTGTATGACAGCAAGGCTCCCGCCAAGGACGAGTACGGCAACGAAACCGGCGAGGAACTGGTGATTTACAAGCCTGCCGTGGCGATGAACGCCAATATCTCGGCGGCGACCGGCTCCGCTCAGGTGGAGCAGTTCGGTAATTTCGCAGGGTACGACAAGGTGATCGTCACCGATGATCTGAGCTGCCCCATTGACGAGAATACCGTGCTGTTCATCGACAAGGAGCCGCAGTATGACAAGGACGGGAAACCGCTCTACGATTACATGGTCAAGCGGGTCGCCAAGTCCCTCAATTCCATTTCCTATGCGGTCAGTAAGGTGACGGTATCGTGAGTCAGACGATCAATATTCCGCTCTCCGGGAGAGGGATTAAGCGGCTGATACGGGAAATCGAGAACTGGAAGAACCGGTTTCAAGAGCGGACTGCGGTCTTTCTCGACCGGGTAGCGCAGGAGGGCATGGAGAGAGCTTCTGTCAAGTTCTCGCAGGCCGTTTATGACGGTACGAACGATGTTTCCGTAACGGTGGAACCCCGTGGGAACAATGTTCGAGCGGTGGTGGCGACAGGCGGAGCTACCCTGTTCATTGAGTTCGGCACAGGCGTGACCTACCCGGACGATCACCCGGAAGCGGAAGAACTCGGTATGAAGCGTGGTGAATACGGTCAGGGTCACGGCAAGCAGCACTCTTGGGGTTATTACGGCGACCCCGGCACGAACGGAGTGCTGAAAGAAAAGAAAAATGGCGGGTTCGTGGTCATCACCCACGGCAACCCCGCCAATATGCCGATGTACGAAACGGTAAAGGAGCTGCAAGACCGGCTCACGGAAATTGCGAAGGAGGTGTTTTCATGATTGATGTGGAGAGTCAAATCTACACGCCGATTGCGGAAGCCCTGAGAGCGCAGTTTCCCGGTATCTTGGTCAGCGGCGAGTATGTCAATGCCCCTACTCGTTTCCCTTATGTGAGCTTGGTGGAGCAGGATAACTACACCACGGAAGCTCACATGGACAGCGGCGATACGGAGAGGTTCGCCACGCTGATGTACGAGGTGAATGTCTACTCCGATAAGGCAGGCGGTAAGAAATCCGTTTGCCGAAAAATCATGAGGTTTGTGGACGATCTCATGTACGCCAAGAATTTCCGGCGTATTTCTCTGTCCCCGGTTCCCAATTTGGAGAACGCAACAATCTACCGTCTGGTTGCCCGATACAAGGCTGAAACGGACGGAACCACTCTTTATAGGAGGTAAATGAAATGGCTATTTCCACCTACAAGGTTTTTCTGATGAAGAAAGCCGACACTGGCGAACAGTGGAGCAAGCTGATCGACATTAAGGAGTTTCCTGACCTCGGCGGCGAACCCGAAATGCTGGAAACCACCACCCTGAGCGACAATATGCAGACCTACATCGCCGGTATCCAGTCCCTCGATGGTCTGTCCTTTACCGCCAACTACACGCTGGCTGATTTCCAGACCCTCAAGGCTTTGGAAGGCAAGAAGGTCAGCTATGCGGTCTGGTTTGGCGGCACCGAGAGCGATGGCACTGTTACTCCCGATGGCTCTAACGGCAAGTTCAGCTTTGACGGTGAGCTGTCCGTGTATCCCGTGGGCGGCGGCGTGAACGAAGTGGTGAACATGAACATCACCATCGCTCCTTCCACCCCCATCGCTTTCTCCGCGACCTAAGACACCAATAATCGCCGTATTGATAAGGAGGATTTATCATGGCAAAGCAGTTGACAATCAATGACCCCACTACCGGTGTGACCTACACGCTGGAATACACCCGCAAGACCGTTGAAGCGATGGAGAAGAACGGCTTTGTTGCCGCCGATGTGGAGCGCAAGCCTATGACTCTGCTTCCGGCTCTGTTTGCTGGTGCGTTCCTCGCCCATCATCGGTTCGTAAAGCGTGATGTGATCGACAGCATTTACGCTCGTATGAACCACAAGGACGAGCTGATTGCCGCTCTGGTAGAGATGTATAACGACCCCCTGCTGAGTCTGCTGGACGAGCCTGAGCAGGAGGGCAACGAGGGAAACCTGAGCTGGAAGACCGGCTGGTAAGCGACCGATCTTCCAGAAGTGAGGGGGGCGGCGGCGACCATCGCCCCGCTCCCCTTCTCGCTTACACGCCAAAATTTTATGAGGTTTTCCCGTACTATCTTTCCATCGGTATGACCTATGAGCAGTTTTGGGAACAGGATTGCGAATTGGTGAAGTATTACCGAAAGGCGGCGCAGATCAGGCAAGACCTGAGAAATCAAGACGCTTGGCTCCAAGGAGCTTATTTTTACGAAGCGCTTATTGATGCCGCCCCGGTTCTTCGTGCTTTCGCCAAGAAGGGAACCAAGCCCACACCGTATCGGGAAAGCCCCTACGAGCTGTTCAGTCGGCAGGATAAAAAACAGCAGAAGCAACTTCAAGAAAAACACGATGACCAAGCCAAGGCATACATGGAAGCCTTTATGGTATCGGTCAATAAGAAATTTCAAGAGAAAGGTGGTGGCGTAAGTGGCTGACAATGTGGAAATTCAGGGGTTGGAGTTTCAGATCGTCAATGACAGTACGCAGGCGGTCACAGGACTTCAAAACCTGATTAACACACTCAATCGTTTGAAAACCGCTACCAACGGCGGCGCAACGGGTCTGAGCAAGACCGCTCAGGGTATTCGGGAGCTTTCCAATTCTCTGAAAGGCTTGAACAGCGGTGACGCTTCGCAGAAGATCACCCGGCTTACCAATGCGCTGACCGCTCTGAGTCAGGTTGGAAATGTGAAGATTTCTTCCTCCATCGCCAACCAGCTCACAGCAATCAACACCGCTCTTGCTGGCCTGAAATGGACGGACGGCGACAAGCTGACTTCCCTTGCCAACGGTTTACGCCCTCTCTCTGAGTTGGGTAAGGCCAATATGACCACCTTTATCAATCAGCTCTCCAAGCTGCCGAAGGTGATCGAGGATTTGGAAGCGGCGGACATTGACAAGTTCACACAGCAGATGACCGCTCTTGCCGCCGCCATGAAGCCTTTTGCCGATGAAATGCAGAAGGTGTCCAACGGTTTCTCGGCGTTCCCGTCCAAAATCCAAAAGCTGATTACCAGCACGGAGAAATACAACGCTTCTGCCCGTAAAGCAACCTCCACCACCGGGAAGTTCACGAGTGGATTGAAAGCGTTGAATGTCGCCGCTGTTGCAATCACTTTCCGCAAAATCGGTCATATTATCGCACAGGCGGTTACGGAGTCCAATAAGTACCAAGAAGACTTGAACCTGTTCACGGTTGCCTTGGGGCAGTATGCCGCAGAAGCTCAAAACTACGCTGAAAAGGTGTCCGATGTCATGGGTATTGACCCGGCACAGTGGCTCCGCAATCAGGGCGTTTTCAATACGCTGCTGACCGGCTTTGGTGACACGGCTGAACGAGCGCAGCTCATGAGCCAAAACCTGACACAGCTCGGCTACGATATTTCTTCCTTCTTCAATATTTCCATTGAAGACGCTATGCAGAAGTTACAGTCCGGTATTTCCGGCGAGTTGGAACCTCTGCGGCGCTTGGGCTACGATTTGTCGCAGGCACGGTTGGAGCAGACCGCTTTGAACCTTGGTATCAAGGAAAGCGTTGCCAACATGACGCAGGCAGAAAAGGCCGAGCTGAGATACTACGCCATTATGACTCAGGTGACAACCGCTCAGGGTGATATGGCGAGAACGCTGGAAGCTCCTGCAAACCAGCTTCGTATCTTGCAGGCACAGCTTACACAGGCCGCACGAGCTATCGGTAACATCTTCATTCCCGCACTGAACGCAATTCTTCCCTATGCAATCGCTGTTGTTCAGGTCATTCGAGAGATCGCCAATGCCCTTGCCAACCTTGCGGGTTTCAAGTTGACGGAGGTGGACTATTCAGGAGTGAATAGCGCTGCTGTCGGCGCTGGGTCTTTGGCTGATAATCTCGATGACGCTGCCGGTGCTGCCAAGAAGCTGAAGCAGTACACCGCAGGCTTTGACGAGCTGAATGTCTTTGCTCCCAACACGGGAAGCGGTTCCGGGGCGGATGCTGGTGGCGCAGGCGGATTTGATTTCGATTTGCCTACCTACGATTTCCTTGGTGACGCTGTGCAGACCCGCATTGGTGAAATCAAGAAGATGATTGAGGACACTCTCGCAGAGATCACCACGATTGTTTCCGGCTTTATGCTGGCGGTAGGTGCAATTCTGGTCGTAACCGGTGTGAATATTCCGCTGGGTGTCGGTCTGATGGCGGCTGGTGCGGTCGGCCTTGCGGCTACCGTTGGGCTGAATTGGACTGCTATGAGTAGCGAACTGGCAAGTACGCTGGCTCTCATTACAGGTGTTGTCGGCGGCTTCCTGCTGGCTCTTGGCGCAATTATGGCGTTCTCCGGGGCGAACCTTCCTCTTGGTATCGCTTTGATGGCCTTGGGCGGGGCAAGCCTTGTATCTGCCGCTGTTATCAACTGGCATAACAGCGACCGGCATCTCACTGACGCTTTGACCACCTTAACGGGAGTTCTGGCGGGTGCTTCTCTGGCGGTAGGCGCTATGTTGGCCTTTACCGGGGTCGCAACCGGGCTGGGTATTGCACTGATGGCTGTTGGTGCTGTCACGCTTGTATCTGCCGCAGCTCTGAACTGGAACAGTATCCCGGACGCTCTGGCTTCTCCCTTGTCCAGAGTCGGATTGCTGGTCAGCGGAGCAACTTTGGCTCTCGGCGCTATCCTCGCTTTCTCCGGGTGTATGCCCCTCGGTATTGCGCTGATGGCGATTGGTGTTACTTCTCTGGTTTCCGTAATGGCTCTCAACTGGAATGGCCTGAGCGATGAAATCCAGAATGTGATTGCCATTATTACCACGCTTGTATCTGTGGCGTTCCTCGCTATCGGTGCGGCACTGGCGTTCTCCGGGGCGAATATTCCGTTGGGTCTGGCTCTGCTGGCGGCGGGTGCGGTCACAATGGGTACGGCTATCATGCCGAACTGGAATGACCTCTCTGACAATGTTCAGCAGAAGATCAGCATGATTACCACCGTTGTCGGCGGCGCTCTCTTGGCGGTCGGCGCTATCCTTGCTCTAAGCGGAGTCGCCCTTCCTCTCGGCCTTGGCCTGATGGCGGCTGGCGCATTGAGCCTTGGCGCTGTTGCTACCCTGAATTGGGATTTTGTGGTTAATTCCATTAAGAAAGTCGTATCGGTCATCACGGGTATTCTCAGCGGCGCATTGATCGTTCTCGGTGTCCTGCTGTGCCTGAGCGGTGCGGGTGTTGGCCTTGGCCTTGCGGTACTGGCGGCGGGTCTGTCCCTGTCGTATGCGGCATGGACGCTGGACGATAACCCCATTACTCGCTTTGTACGGCAGATGGCAAACTCCATTATTGGACTTGTGAACGGTGTCATTGACGCAATCAATGATATGTTCCACATCCAGTTCAACGGTCTGTCCGTTATGGGTATCACGCTTATTCCGGCGTTTGATGTTCGATTGGTGGATATTCCGCATATTCCGTTCTTTGAAGACGGCGGTTTCCCGAATGAAGGACAGCTCTTTATCGCCCGTGAAGCGGGTGCGGAAATGGTCGGTGCGATGGGGCGCAGAACGGCGGTTGCCAACAATGACCAGATCGTTGAAGGTATCTCCGCAGGCGTGTCCGTTGCCAATGACGGCGTGATCGCCGCTATCTACGCTCTGCTGAATGTTGTGGAAGAAAAGGATATGTCCGTTGTCATTGGCGACAATGAGATCGGTCATTCCTACGACCGCTACAAGGAGAAGCGTGGTCGGCAAGTATCTACTGGCGTGTTCGCCAATGCCTACTAAGGAGGGCTGAGGAAATGCAAAGTTTCATTACAATCAATGGCACAAAGTTTCCTCAGCCCCGCAGGGGCTTAGAGCTGCTGTCTGCCACTATCGTAGACTCTGCCAGAAATGCCAACGGCGTTGTGGTAGGTCAGAAGGTCGGCAGAGATCAACAGAAGCTCAACAACCTCTTTTGGGGCTACTTGACAGCGGAACAGTGGTCTACCATGTTGCAAATTTTTGACAAGAACTTCTTTGTGACAGTCACTTATCCCGATATGGTGAACAACCGCTGGACAACCAGAAAGATGTACCCCGGCGACCGCACGGCGACCCCGTACCATCTTGACCCGAACACGGGGCTTCCTGCGGACTACATCAACTGCAAAGTCAACATCATTGACTGCGGCGAACCGTTCTAAGGAGGTGCAGCCGTGAAACAGGTAAGCAACGCTTACAAGCTGTCGATGAAGTCTTTGCTCCGTGAGCAGTCCTTTGTGGAGATCACCTTCTCTCAGGTGGACCCAGCGGCGGCAACAGACGGTAATTGGGTCAGCAACGGGGCGCAGAGCTATTCCGAGTTCGACACGCTGGACTACGGATATGATTATCAGGAGTCCTATGCGGCGTTGGAGCTGAACCGGTGGGCGCTGGACGGAAATACGGTCATCGTTCCTTCTTCCGGGACGATGTATGACGGCTTTGTTTCGAGCCACATGAGTAATGCTGAGGGCAAGTTCACCACCCCTACGGTGCTGACCCGTGCTTTCAGCAATCCTCATACCTTCCCCGGTATCACTCTGACTTTTGACACCCGCTATCAGGAATGGCCTGATACCGTGACGGTTGATTTCTTCCTGAATGGGGCGGCACTGGAAAGTCTGACCCTTCCCGTAGAGGGAACAGAGTTGGTCATCAACACGAAGGTCGCTTCTTGTGACAAGATCGTGTTGACGATGTGGAACACCCTCCCGTACCGCCGCCCTCGGTTGCAACAGGTTCTCTACGGTGTGCAGAAGAAATTTGGAAATGATGACATTGTTTCCATCAAGGAGTCTCACGATGTAGACCCGCTCTCCCGCAGACTGCCGCAGGAAACCATGCAGTTCGTTCTTTTGGACTACGAACACAATTATGACCCGGATAACCCGAAAGGCATTTATGCCTATCTGGATAAGAAGTCACCGATTTCTCTCCGATACGGTTATATGCTTCCCACGGGTAAGGTCGAGTGGCTGAAAGCGGACAAGTATGTGCTGAACAGTAAACCGAAAGCTGCCAAAAATCAGGCTACCTTCACCGGGACAGGTCTGGTTGGAAGTCTGACCGGAACCTTCTACAAAAGTAAGCTCGGTTCCAAAAACTTCTACGACATGGCTGAGGAAGTGCTTTTGGACGCAGACCTGACGCTGACAGCGCAGGGTACGCACCCGTGGGTGATTGACCCGGCCTTGAAGCAAATGTTCACAACGGCGGCACTCCCCATTGACTCGCACATGAACTGCCTGCAACTGATCGCTCACGCCTGCCGCTGCCGCCTATTTACAGACGATGACAATATCATTCACATTAAGCCCTTCGGCGTGACTGTGGTTGGTATTTACAGCGGCGTATGGACAGATAACGGTCATCTGTGGTACAGCGAGTGGGACACTGTTGACCGTGGCAATAAGGTCGGTAACACCTATGCGGCGTTGGAACTGAACCGCTGGACACTGGACGGTGGAGATCAGGTCATTGTCGAAGACACCGACCCCTCCGGTCGAGGGTTTATCAGTGAAGCGATGACTGCGGCAGATGGCACTTATACCACGAAGCCGACCTTCACCAAGACCTTTGATGTTTCTCACGATCTTCCCGTGCTGGCGCTCCGTTTTGATACTCCCTTGGACGAATACCCCACCTCTATTCAGGTGAAGTATTACGCCGGGACGAAGCTGTTGGACACGCAAACCGTGACGGGTATCACTTCGGCGGAGGTGTTCATCAACAGCGAAGCGGCGATTGACTGCACCGAGATCGAGGTAACGATGGACGGTGGCCTGCCGTACCGCCGTATGCGGGTGAGTAAGCTCTACTACCGTGAAACGGACTTCACACTGGACTTTGACTCGATTGGTAAGGACTCCCAATCCATCGCAAAGATCGACCAGCTCAAAGCGGTGTCTGTCGCTAAGTATGCGTATACGGCGGCAAATGATACCACCAAACTTTTCGAGGGAACGACCACCGAAACTCAGCTTCATGTCGAG